GTATAAGGCACCGAATGTAAATATTGATTACCACTTTCGGTAATAGCATTCCATACATAATTGTTTCTGTGTCCTCCAGCATTATCCATTACTATTAGATGGTCTTTGTATTTTCTAAAAATATATTCCTTCATAAACTCAACCAATCGCTCCTTATTCATAGCACCTTTTTCAAACATAGTCCAACCAATACATTTAGAATTGCTGATTGCTACTAATAATGTATATTTACGAAACATAAATGTATCATCGGTTTTGAATATACATCGCTTACCTAATTCACATCTTGAATATTCGTTCATCATAACAGGTCGTATAGCGGTTTCGTCAATACTAATAATTTTATCCATAGAATATTTACTAATTCCACTATAAAACTTACTCATTTCGGTTTGTTTGAAAATGGGTTTCTTATACCTAACAACAGGAAAATGTGAGTGGCGTGTTCGTTTTCTCGTTTTGTTATTTTCTCGTAAAATTGTGCCGAGATGTTGAGGTGAAATATCTAATGTTTTGTGTTGTTTTTGTAATTGGTATTGTAGTTCATTCATTGTAATCTGTTCGTTTTCTTTGAGTAATTGTAATGCGTCTTTGACTTGTTCTTGTGTAATTTTATAGGAAATAGAAGAACGATTATTCCGTGTGATATTATGTTGTGATTTGTATTTTTCAATCCATCGTTTCAAACTTCTTTCGCTACATTTGAATATTTTACAGGTATTTACAAAGGAACTCTCGTTTTCTAAATGAAACTTAACTGCTGTAATCTTATAATCTTCGCTTTTATGTGAGGGCATTCAGTATATATACTACGAATAAATATATTGAAAAAACGGCGTTTTAAATCTTCAAGGGTTTAATATTATGTTATATGGATTATTATGGTTATAATTGTTATAACTAGTGCTGTATATAATAATATTATATGGATTATTGATTAAATTAGATTTTGCATATGGAAATCGCATAAATAGCATAAAAATCAAAGACACAAGGTATAGTAAATAAAAAAAACGCATTGATAATAACAATTGTAAATAGTAATAGATATGATATATATCTTTACTACTGTATGTTTAAATCAATTGTAACTTTGTTTAGTGTGCTTTAGTGTATATTTTGTCTGTGTATAGGTATAGGTATTGGTCTTTTTTTACTTTTATACTTTATTTTTCTAGAATCGGATTTTTTATAATATGTATCTTTTTTTTCAAATTTAACAACCACTTCTCTATCGTATGGTCGTTTGCATAACATACCAAATTGGCCAGCGCGGTGACTACCATCGCATTTGCGACTAGACGCACATATATTGTTTCCCATAATTAACAGTGATAAGTTGTTGTGTTGTGTTGTGTTGTGTTGTGTTGCTTTAGTAGCATACAATGTTTAATTTATATAATTTGTGTTGTATATAAGTTATGTTATTATAATCACATCAATTTAATATAATCCTTTGATACATTTTATATATTTAAATCAATGACATTTCTTTGTTGCTTTGTTTTTGGTTGCTTTGTTTTTGGTTGCTTTGTTTCAACTATTTTCTTTTTGATGTCTCGCTTATTTTTCTTTTTCTTATTATTCATCGCTACCATACTTGTTTTTGCTTTTACTTCTACTCCTTTGTCTTGATATTTTACATCAGTTAAATTATACTGTTTTTGCTCTGGTATAACCATTTCATCTTTTTTTTTAACAACATTCTTAATAACAAACTTATCCAACTTATCATCTTTTTTCGCTATCTTTTTAAACATCAATGCGTTGACATCTTCAGATAACTCGCTAGGGTTGTTGTTGTGATTTGGGAGAGATGTTTGCATATTAATGTTGTCACCTGTCCCTGATTTCAAGGTATTATACTCATTTTGTATCATCTCTGTTTTATCCGTCATTTTAAAATATTCGATTGCATTACAGCAAAAGTGGTCAAAAGAATCATTTACCATAGGATTGGCGTGTTTATTTCTTAACATATCTTTACATAATTGAAATATGCGCTTTTTATAAAAGTCAACCTCTTTTTTATTGACGATATCGACCTTAACCCCATTATTGTTTTTACAGGTCGTCATATTTGTTAAATATAGCAAGTCTATTTGGTTGGTAGAATTTGTATTATCAAATTGTATGTTTTTATCCATAAAATATTAATATAGTTGTATATTTATATTTTACATTTATAATTCACATTACATTTATAATTCACATTACATTTATAATTCACATTACATTTATAATTCACATTACATTTATAATTCACATTACATTTATAATTCACATTACATTTATAATTCACATTACATTTATAAGTTTTTTGTTTGTTGTCTGGTGTGGTTTTCAAACATATTATTTGCTAAATTATGTTTGTTAGGATTAATTGGATTAAATAACTCTTCCTTATTTAATAATGTAAATTGAATATGTTGCTGATTATGATTGTAGTTATGTTCGTTATATAACTCACTTCGCGAATGAGGAATAAAGGCATGGCGGCCTCCGCGCTGCAACGGAGCAAAACGATTAAACAACATAGATTCGTGATCTACATGCGATGCGTATCCGTTGTATGGTGCAGACTGTCCTGGATTAAATGTTTTTGAAGGGTGATAAGTAGAATATTTCATTTTATTTTCGCTCGGCTTTTTTCTACAATCAACCATCGGCATAAAACGCTTTCTAGTTGTAGAAGGATGTGTAAAATAAGCCGTCTCCATCGTAGATGATGGAATATTTCGCTTAGATATAGGAACACTTATAAAGTTTCTGGTATCAACATCTCTACATTCATAATGTCGTCCAACTACATCGATTTCTTTTGGTTCATTATTTTTAGGGCCATTTTGATCATTTTTATTTTTGCTTTTGCTTTTATTTACACTATCACTCATTATATATAATTTAATATAAAATAATAATTTAATGTGATAATTTAATATGATAATTTAATGTGATAATTTAATTAATTAAAAGTATTAAACACAACAATAGTTTAATATCAATACATACATGTGCGGAATATTTGCTTTTTTAAATAACAGTTACAGCGAAGATACAACCCAATCTTTATTTATGAAAGGACTCAATCGCGGACCTGATAATAGTAAATTATTTTATAAATGGAAGTCATCGCATAACTTGACGATTGGATTCCACCGATTAGCTATAAATGGATACAACGACACTTCTTCCGATCAACCGTTTAATATCGATGGATGTATGTTGATTTGCAATGGAGAAATTTATAACTGGAAAGAAATTTATAAAATGCTAGATATTGTGCCTACTACTAAATCAGACTGCGAAGTTATTATTTATTTATATAGAAAATATGGGATTGAATATACTCTACAACTATTAGACGGTGTGTTTGCGTTTATTTTATTTGATGAAAAACTAGGCAAATTATATGTAGCAAGAGACTTATATGGTGTACGTCCTATGTTTTCAGCAAAAACATTCAATAATGCTTATTATGTAAATTATATGTTTGCCTCTGAAATGAAACAATTAATCACTAAAGATGTTGAAAAAATACAACAATTTCCACCGGGCCATTGCATGTATTTTGATTACAATAAAAATGTAAATGTGTTTATATTTAATAAAACAGAGCAGGTTTTACATGTTCCTTCTGTTGTTAATTATCAATATCTTGAATTTGTAGGTAATCAAAATATAACTGGAAATGTATCTTTTTATTGTGATATGATTTATAAGTCATTATATGATGCAGTAAAAAAAAGAGTAGATAATACTGATCGTGAAATTTGTTGTCTTCTTTCGGGTGGATTAGATAGCAGTTTAATCACCGCACTGGTGAGTAAATATTATAAAGAACAACATCCTGGTGTGAAAATACATACATGGTCGATTGGTATGAAAGGAAGTGAAGATTTGGCTTATGCTAAAAAGGTTGCTGATTTTTTAGATACAGACCACCATTCAATTGAATTAGATAAGGCGGCCTTTTTGGAGGCGATCCCACAAGTGATTCATGATATTGAAAGTTATGACACCACGACGGTGCGTGCTAGTGTTGGCAATTGGTTGATTTCCAAATACATTAAAGAAAATAGTAAGGCACGAGTGGTGTTTAATGGAGATGGAAGTGATGAAGTGTGTGGTGGATATTTGTATTTTCATTATGCTAAAAATTGTTTAGATTTTGATAAAGAATGTAAACGCTTATTAAAAGACATCCATTTTTTCGATGTATTGCGGTCGGACCGGTCAATTTCTAGTCATGGATTGGAAGCAAGAACGCCGTTTTTAGATAGAAACTTCGTGCAAACTTATTTATCGATTCCTGTTCAATTGCGCGACCATGTCGCACAAGGTGTATGTGAAAAATACTTATTGCGTAAAAGTTTTGAGGATAAAAATTTGTTGCCCCGCGAAGTGTTATGGAGAACTAAGGAAGCATTTAGTGATGGTGTAAGCGGCGATAAAGAATCGTGGTTTGAAACCATTCAAAAACAACACAGAGATGAAAAATTGTATTATAAACGCATATTTAATCAACATTATAACTATAACGAACAAGTGATACCTTATTACTGGATGCCGAACTTTGTAGATGCGAAAGACGCCAGCGCACGAACGTTGGATATATACAATAAAAATCTTGCGATGTAATTGAAAATCTTGCGATGTAATTGAAAATAACATATAATGATAATTTATTTATAATATAATTATATATGAACGCGCTTGAGATAGGAGAATATTTATTTTTATTATTTACATATTCCGGCTATTTTTTATTTTTCGTAGCATTTTCTGGATTGTGGCAAGATGCTCGGTTCTATTTAGATGATGTTACATCGTATTATAAGATTGTAATTGGTATTGTATTGATTTACATATTTAATCCATACATAAAAACAAATGCAACAGTAAAACCAATTCACCAAAGAATGGCTTTTAATGCTGGTTTGTTTTTATTGTTATCGGAAAACTTGTTGCTTATTTTTAACAATATTATTGAAACAGGAAAGAAAACGGGTCAAGGTATATTAGACAAAGCATATTACAATTTCGTATTAAACGCGTAATTTATTCTAAGCTGATATTATATGATAAATTATATAAAATCAACAGTTTTATTATTGGCATTGGATTCTATTTATATAAAATCCATTATGGGGTATATTAACAAAGTGGTTAAATCAATACAAGGAACCGCTATAAAATTTAATATGTATGCGGCTGTTGCCTGTTATTTGGTATTGGCATTTGCTATTAACTATTTTATTATTAAAGATAAGAAAAGTGTAGTGGATGCGTTTTTACTGGGTTTTGTTATTTATGGCGTATTTGATTTAACGAATATGGTTATTTTTAAGAAATGGGATTTAATGCTGACTATTATGGATATGGTTTGGGGCGGTGTTTTGTTTGCGACTACCACTTACTTAACTTATAATTTATAAAATTGATATAATTATATTCACAATAATAATAATATTATTATGAATAAACAATCTGTTGGTTTAAAACGTGATAAAAATAATTGTAGTTTAGAAAAATATTATACAAATAAAGAAACAGTAGATATATGTATAAGCCTGTTTAACATAGTTATGAAAGATTATAATTTTAATAAAGAAAAAGATATTATAATTGAACCAAGCGCGGGTGATGGTGCTTTTATAGAAGGGTGTAGAAAAATATGTAATAATTGTTTATTTTATGACATTGAACCAGAACATAATGATATTGTAAAGCAAGATTTCCTTGAGTTTGATTACTTTGATATACGGAAAAAATATAACAATATCCATGTTATTGGTAATCCTCCTTTTGGAAGACAATCATCATTAGCTATTAAATTTATTCGATATTCATGTTTATTTTGCGATTCCATTAGTTTTATTTTACCTAAAAGTTTTATGAAAGAAAGTATGAAACATAAAGTGCCCTTAAACTTTCATTTACTGTCTGAAATAGAACTGCAAAATAGTTCGTTTCATGTAAATGATGGTTTATATAATGTTCCTTGCATATTTCAAATATGGATAAAAAAAAATATATTAAGAGAAAAACCGAAAAAATTAAATCCTAGTAAATACCAATTTGTTAAAAAGGAAGATCAACATGATATTGCCTTTAGAAGAGTAGGTGTTTACGCTGGAAAAATATATAAAAACACAAAAGATAAAAGCGTTCAATCGCATTATTTTATTAAATTTGATGAACTAACAGATGATTTATATAATAAGTTAAGTAATGTGAAATTTATGGATGGTTCTAAAACGGTTGGACCCAAATCAATATCAAAGCAAGAGTTAATTAAAATATATAACGCTATTGTATGATTAAATTACGGTATTTTAATATATATATATATATATTATGAGTTCAACTGTTGTTGACAGTAAAACACCAGAAAATTCACTTTTTTATAGAGGTAATGATTATGGTGCTAAATTACAACATTCGCCGGACACAGGCGAGCCACATCCGTGTTTTAGCATATGTGGCTATGATTCAGCTAAATTAACTAATAAGAAATTAGAAGTTTTGACTGGTGAAAGACAATCACATGGGTTAATATTTGAAGATCGAATGTGTGTTTATATTTGTAAAGAAATGATTGAAATTGAGGAAAGTTTTGTTGGAAAATATACAAAACAAGATAAGTGGGACCGTATTCATGTATTGTTTCTGGATTGGCAGAATAATAGTGGAATGACAGATCCATTTGATATTGATTTTGCGTCGGGGGTAGCAGGAAGTCAAGGAGATCAAAAAACCCATTTTGTAGAGTATTCAATGACAGACACTGGGCCAGCGGTTATTAATGAAATGATAACAAGGTATGGAATTGGTATATCCGTAAAGGTTACAGGATTAACCAAAACAGGAATATCATCTATTGATATGGGTGATATTATTCGTATATCAACGCATTTTGATTCATTAAAAAACTGGTCTTTAATTGTTGGGGGATGGGTTGAAAAGAAAGGCTTTATGCCTGAATCTAAAAAAGTCCAAAATTCGATTGTGAAAGACAAAAAAATTCCTTGTAAATGTATTAAAAGGGTTTATATGTTAAAAAATTTAAATGTACATAGTAGGCCAACCTTATTTGGAACAGCCTGCACTGCCGACATTTGTAGTTTAGTGCACAAATATTGGGGAAAAACTGGAAAAACCCCAGAACCCCCAGAACGCCAATATACACAATATAAATCGGGTTTTGATGTAGATAGAAATACACTTAAAAACACACACTCAATAACTCTACATATTGCTCCAAAATCAGATAAACGATGTCAATGCACAATTAATAACAAGTTATTTGAGAAGTTGTTTAAAGACCCTAAAAATAACGGAACTATATTAGATCAAAGTGAATATAAACATTTATATAAACCTATTTTCGATGCGTTTAAAAAAAAAAAAGACGGAGTTATACAACTAACTGGTGATGCTTTAAAAAAGATAGAGCCAGTTATAAAGACAAGCCGTACTGAAAAACGTAAGGGGAAACCAACAAGCAGAAGCAGAAGCGGAAGCAGAAGCAGAGGTAAAACTAAATATACACCTCCTATCAAAAAACGCAAGGCTCCATCCATGCCCCCTCGAGGTGAGGTTCATATAGGAGTAAGTCATTCGAAAACAAATAAGAAAGCAAAAAAGAAAGCAAAAAAGAAAAGAAAAACAAAAAGAAAACAAAAAAAATCTTAAAACAAAACCAAATCAATTCGTTGTCACGCTAGTAAAACAAAAGGATATAAAAATTTAATACATAAAACCATATTTTTATATATTAAAATCGTATAACTTGGTTCATTTTGGACACAAATGAAGGAAGATTAATGCCAATAGTAATACCAATCGCTGAAGAAGTTAATATAAGATCATTGGTGATATTTTCGTCTTTTCTAAATCTTAGATATTGAACTAATACTTCAAATACATATTCTTTATATGCAAACAATAAAACAGAAATAAAAAACAATTGTCCGGTGACATTTATTAACATATTAAAAAAGGTTCGTCGTGTGTTTAGTGGATCAAATAAACGCATGGAAAGTTTGGTTACTGTAAATGTACCGAATACCCAAAGAACAACCATTATAAACATATCAAACCATACATAATGTTCTATTATTTTTTCATCCTTTTCCAATAATTCATTTGAATATTCAATGTCCATGTATTAATATATATAAATAGATACTTTATTTTTCCAAATAATCCAATACAGTTAAAATAACATTTTCTTGTTGACTTAATTTTTGAAATACAATCACTTCGTCGAATTTTACTTGGAATACTTTGAAACTACTGTTTCTACACAATAAATGTAGTTTGTCGTTTTCGAAAATAATATCGACCAAGAAAGCACCGTTTGTTAATTTTATATTATCGGGGTTTTTTAAATTAATCCACCTGATAAATTGTCCGGGTTGGAAATCAGTTACTTCGCTGCAATATCTATAATGTTTTAGTTTTTTATGGTAGAGTTTTAATGTTTCCCTATCCAACTGTAGTGATTGTAAAATATCGTTTTTATATGTTTTAATTTTTGAAGATGTTAATTTTATAATTGAAGAATTGGAGTCATTTTCAAGGGCATCTAACAAAGTGTCATCATCTATGCTCATTATAATATATTTACTATTATTTAAATTTTAAATAATGGTAATAAATAAGTTCAATTTACTGGAAAAAAAGGCACCCAAAAAGGTTCCAAAAAAGGCACCCAAAAAGGTTCCAAAAAAGGCACCCAAAAAGGTTCCAAAAAAGGCACCCAAAAAGGTTCCAAAAAAGGCACCCATCGAAAAGTCACGTGTTTTTCGATGGGAGCCTTTTTGGGTGCCTTTTTTTCAAAAATAGTGCCTTTTTTTCGGATTTTGCAAATTTTTCACTATTTTGGTAAAATTCATTTTTATTACCATTTATGCTAATAAACAAATGTGGCAAAAAACAAAGATGGGTTGGTTGAAAAAAAGGCACCGAAAAAAAGGCACCCAAAAAGGCTCCCATCGAACAGTTTTTTTACAAAAAGTTTTTTGAGATTTGAAAAAGAACATGCCAAAAAAATGTCCTTTTTGGAAAATGTAAAAAACTTTTGCGAAAAAAACTGTTCGATGGGAGCCTTTTTTGGTGCCTTTTTTTCATGGTTTGGGGAAATTTCGGGAAGTTGTATATTTTGTGAGTGATAGTGGTCTGTATATATAAATTCCTCAAAAAAACAAAAAAAAGGCACTATTTTGAAAAAAGGCACTACGGCGAAAAAAAGGCACTACGGCGAAAAAAAGGCACCCATCGAACGATTTTTTGCGAAAAAAACTTAAAAATTTTCTCCATATTTATATAAAATGACAAAAAAAACGGGCAAAACGAGCAAAAACGAGCAAAAACGAGCAAAAACGAGCAACTTTTTTTTTTGTGAAAATTGTGCCTATTCTACCTCTCGAAAGTCGAACTATGATAGACACCTTGTTAGCATAAAACATTTAGAAAAAACGGGTGGTGAAACTCAAAAGTGGCAAAAATCGACAAAAAAAAATGTTTTTAAAATTTGTGACATATGTGACTATGTAGCGTCTAAAAAATACAATTGGGAAAAACACCTCCAAACCATCAAACATCATCAAAAAGTGGCAAAAAGTGGCAAAAAAATGGCATTTATGACGGACAGCAACCCACGAAAAAATCAAAAAAATCAAAACCAGACCAACCGCAGTGTCCCAGACGACATTAAGACGATTACAGACCAATTAAACGCAATCATTAAAACGCAAAACGCTTTGGCACATCAAACTACCATCAATAATTCACAACATATTACAAATATAAATAATAATATTTCTATAAATGTTTTTTTAGATCAATACTGCAACGATGCTCTCAACTTACAAGATTTCGTTGAAAATATAAATTTTCAGTTGACAGACATTTTATCGAATAATCGTTTGATTGAAAACTTCTTATCTAAAAAATTGTTGGAAAATTTAAAAGAAATTCCGCTGACAGAAAGACCGATTCATTGCACTGATGTAAAACGGAAAAATTTCATTGTAAAAGACAAAAATGATGGATGGGTAAAAGATACAGTAGATAATAATGATAGTAATCTATATAAACAAGTAAACCATCTTCATACCAAGGCGTATATTGACTTTTACAACGAATATGATAAAATAAACCCGTTGCCACATGATGTTGATAAAGAGCAATTGAAATGTAGGATCGCGGCAGAATTAGTTAATAGTCAGAAAAAGTTTAATAAAGGGATGTTGCATGACATCGCTAAAAATGTAGATATTAGAGAGGTATTAAATGATTATACTGAAACCCAGTTGACTGATGACAGTAAAGACAACAAAGAAATACAATAGTTGTAATAATACTTTAATTAATTTAAAATATTATTTTGTGATTTAAAAACGAGTAAATCCACCAAGTGCGTCGTTGGCAGCTAGGGGTTCCATCATACCAAAGTTTTCCATTCCTCCTCCTGTGTTACCATACATTTCGTTGGTAGAACCTTGTTGAGGACTATTTCCCATAACTTCATTTTGTTGGTTATCCGTTGCGGTCATTTGCTGATGACTATTTAAATAATCGGCGCGACTGGCTTGATGTGTTGGTTGTGGTTTTTGAACTTGTTTAATAGGTTGAGTTACTTTTACTTTTCCATCCTTTTTATCTTTGTTTTGAATTCCTTCTACTGGTTTTAAGTTGCCGTTCCACATATCACTTACACGATTAGATAGTTCTCCAATCTTTTCACCAATTTTATCGGTTGTTAAGTAAAACATTATTACTATATTTAAAAAGTTAATGGCTTTGTGGGCTTTGCCGCTATAAGTAGGAATGTATTTAACAAATCGATCCACCAAAAATACAGCCATTATTAATAGTGCGATATGAATCAATATTTCCATACTTAATTCAATATTTCCTTTGGAAGGATCGAAATTAGGCAATACACTGTCAATAATTTTTACTAAAGCAATCAAAGGAATGATAGAAATAATCGCATACTGTCCTAGATTCATAAGTTCAACTTTTGTATCGTTGTCAAAATTAAACATATGCGATAGAAAAGATCCTTTACTACTGTCATTATTAATTTCGTCCATATTATGATTTATAATTAGAAATTAAAATTAATTATTCCTAAATTACATGGTTATATTTAATTTACAAAATAATGTATAATTGACCTATTTGTTATAACATGTTTTTCATAAATAAAATTTCTCTTTCTTGGTTAAAAACAATATCTTTTGCAAGTCTATATAATTGTGGATTTTCCTTACTATATTTAATTTTTTTTAATATTTGGTTTGTCGTTGTTAAGGCAGACGAATGGTGTGTTATCATTCGTTTTAACCATTCTTTATCATCCACTAATAATTGGTTACGCAACAATAATATTGATATACTAACTGATAAAAAAATACCTATTATAAATACACCAACTTTAAAGTGCCCTTTGTTAAAATAATGAACTATTTCATGCGCCCATATCATATTAGATGCCATTAACAGACCACTGTAAAATAAGGTTAATGAGAAATATAAATGATTGACTTTATAAGCAAGTATATTCATTGGATTAAATAATATACCAACAAATGTCATAACTATAAACATTATTATATGTCCTCTATACATCTATTTATTATATTCTGATATTTAATATTTATCGTTATTTTTTTTATAAAATCAATTAAAGCAAATAATGTATTATAATACATATCATGCATCCTGAAAAACAATATCTTAATTTAATTAAAAATGTTATTTCAAATGGCTCCATTACTCCATCACGAAATGGTAATACAGTTAATACAATTGGAACTATGTCAAAGTATTCACTGGAAAATAATACAATTCCAATATTAACCACTAAAAAAGTGGCATGGAAAACTTGCTTAAAAGAATTGATATGGTTTGTTAGGGGTGATACTAATAATGAATTACTTAGACAGCAAAATGTAAAGATATGGAATGGAAATTCTACACGAGAGTTTTTGGATTCGAGAGGGTTGCCCGAGTATGATGTAAATGAACTGGGTCCTATATATGGTTATCAGTGGCGTAACTGGAATGCTCCATATTTAGGAAAAGATGTAAATCATAGAGATAAGGGTATCGACCAGTTGAGTGGTATAATTAATTCTTTAAAACATCCAACTGAAAGATATTCAAGACGGTTGATTTTGTCTGCCTGGAATGTGGAACAGCTGGATCAAATGGCACTTCCACCGTGTCATGTATTATCGCAATATCATGTGTTAGATAATGATAAATTGTATTGCACTTTGTATCAGCGAAGTGGTGATGTTGGGTTGGGAGTTCCATTTAATATTGCGTCGTATGCCTTTCTAACGCATATGATTGCAGATGTATGTAACTTAAAAGCAACCGAACTCACACATTATATTGGTAACGCTCACATATATGAATCTCACATTGAGCCACTAAAACCGCAGATTGAACGAGAACCATATGAATTTCCAAAACTACAATTAAACAGTAAAACAAGTATAGATAATTTTACGGTTGATGATTTTAAGTTGATTAACTACAATTATCATCCAACCATCAAAATGGATATGATTTCTTAATTTACAGTATTACTATTACGTTGTTCATTAATTAATCGTTGTTTTAAATTAAACATTTTTATGTATATATATTATAATGTTTAATAGAAGAATTGCTAGACCTGTCAATCCTGCTTTTTTAGAAAAAAACGATATTACTACATTGCAGAATTTAGGAACCAAAACTACCGAACAGCGTATTGTTCTTAGACACGAAGGATATATTAAAGATTTAATAAATAAGGTTTCTCAAAACGATCAACTAATGTCGAAACCAAGTGAAGAACACGCTCAAAATGCCAAAATCGAAACATTAAGAGATGTGTGTGAACTTCAGTCGAAAATGTTAAAAGAGTATGAAGAAAAATTGGTTGGAATGGTAGGATATATTAAACGATTAGAAGATGGTTTAGAAAAAGTGAAGGAATTGCTTGTAAATAATACAAACACGGCCGATACTATGGACAAAGCACCTGAATTGGATGAGCCATCAGGAGAAGCTAGTGAAGAACCAGTTAGTGTTGAAAGGGTGGCCAGCGAAGATGCTGTTGATGGCGATATCTCATTAGAAATAACCGAACAAATATAGTTTATCGTATAGTATCTTAGAAACTTCCTATGTAAAATATAATAAATCAATTATAGTTATAACTAAAATTGATTTAAAATTATTTGCTTAAATAAAGCAAGCAAATACACCAGAACTAATAATAACTAAGATGCTTACTATTACTATCAACAACTCGTCTAAAGTAACACAGTTTAATACTGTTCTACAAAACTTAAAAGGCATATCGAATATTGTATTGTTAAATTGTCATGAAAATGGCATATACGCTCAAGGAATGGATAGCAGTCATGTTTGCTTATTTGAATTAAAAATAGGAGAAGGATGGTTTGATGCATATTCTTGTGATGAATCATGTTCAATGGGAATTAATTGCGAAATGCTATATAAGATTTTGTCTTGCTTGAAAGAAGGACAGCATATAAGTATGAAGCATGATAGCGCTACTTCTAAACTAACTATTGATTTATTGGGAAACAGTTATGATAAGTCCTTTGAATTGTCGCTTATTGAAATTGACAGCGATATGGTTGAATTGCCATCGCGAGAAAGCACCGCCGATATAAAGTTTGTATCCAAAGACTTTGCCGAATTAATAAATCAGTTAAGTATATTTGGAGACAAGCTTAAAATTACATGTAATGATAATATTATCTTAAACTCGGCAAATGAATTTGGAAAGGTAGATATAACCGTAAAAGAAGACGATATCGTGGAATATATGAAGGAAGATGGAGCGGAAGTCGAAGGCTTCTTTGGTATTAAGTTTATACACATGATAACCAAATTTGCAAATGTAAACAAAGAAGTAGGTATTCATATATCAAATGATTATCCAATAAAGATGGTATATGCTTTAGATGATTGGAAAGATCAAAATGAAGACGATGATGAAGACGATGATGAAGGCGACCAGCCATTAAATCATTATATAGCATTTTACTTGGCTCCTATGGAAGAAGATTAAATATGCGATTTACACCTTAAACATACAAGCTCGTAATTATATAAAACAAAAACACAATAACACAATAACACAACAACACAAAAACACATATAATATTTTTATTCGGTAAAATTTTACGAATCCTTTCTATCGATAATTAAATGAAATACTTATTAGAAATAGGATTGTTTATAATTGTATTGTTTTTGTATTTACACATATATTATCACTTAAAAGTTAGCAATGATTTAGAAGTTTATTCTATTCAACAACCATCCAAGGATAAATTAGAAGAAGTATGTAATTTAAGGCAGCCTCTGTGTTTTGATATGGACAATAAAGAGATATTAGAAACATGTAACCTATCTTACATCGATGAAAACTATAATCCGTTTGATATAAAAGTAAGGGATACATTAAGCGATGATACAGACAATTTACATCTCCCAATATCCTTAAAGGAAGCGGTTGAATTATTTAAAAAAGATGAAGCAGGTAAATATGTAAGTGAAAATAATAAGGATTTTTTGGAAGAAACGGCAATGATTAAAAAGTTTAGATACAATGATTTATTTTTAAGACCTCCTTTGGTTTCAAACTGTAAATATGATTTGATGACTGGTTCCAAAAATGCTTTCACTACTTTACGATATAGCTTAAATCATCGAAACTTTTTTTACATTACTTCTGGAAAAGTAAAAGTGGTGTTGATTCCTCCTAAAAACAGCAAGTATTTATATGAATATAAAGATTATGCTAATTTTGAGTTTAGGTCTCCTATCAATCCTTGGGATGTTCAAAATGAATACAAAAAGGATTTTGATAAAATAAAATCACTGGAGATGACATTGGAAAAGGGCAACATATTGTTTATTCCGCCATATTGGTGGTATAGTATTCAATATCAAGAAATATCTAGTGTGGCTTGTTTTTATTATAGAACATATATGAATACGATTGCTGTCTCTCCCGAAATATGCATGAATTTATTACAACAAACCAATGTTAAACATGAATTCTTGGAAAAATATAATAAAATTAATATTTAAATATTATTAAATATAATTACTATTAATAAATATGTTAATTCAAATAGTGTTTTTGATATATATATGTGGTATAGCATATGCGGGGTATTATGTTGATAAACATCGGCTCGCTGGTGAATAATAACAATTAAATTGAATCTTTAATAACCCAATTAGTTTAATAATATTAAACACAACTTTAATAATATTAAATATGGATAGTTTACCGCAATACAAAATTAATATAGATAGTAGAAACTATGACAGTTATGCATTTATTGATATGAAGACGATGGAAACATGTGAAACAACGCAACTTAGCACCATAAATCCAGTTCAAGAAAAGTTATTTAATCACGACATAATTGAATTAAGTGATAACGCATGTAATGTGCTTCATTCCACTGTAAAATTATCTGGTAATATTCCGGGTGTTATTATATTGAAAAACAATCGCAAGTATGGAAAATATAAAACAAAGTTCTTATACAAATGTATTCCAGACGATAAACGGTTGCCTATATTCTTAATACCTTATAAAATACAAGACGAGTTCAGTAAAAATTATGTAAATAAATATGTAATCTTTAAATTTAAAAATTGGGAGGCAAAACATCCTTACGGAGAATTAGTAAATGTTCTTGGAAATGTATCATCGTTGGATACCTTTTATGAATATCAACTATACTGCAAAAGTTTGTATGCCTCCATTCAAAAATTCACAAAACAAACGATGAAACAATTAAACACACATTCACAAGAATACTTTATTGAATTAATCAAAGAAAAATATAGATTGGAAGATAGAATGGGGAGAGATGTCATATCGATAGATCCAAAATCAAGTAAGGATTTTGACGACGCATTTGGATTAACTGAAACTAGCGACGCTTATATAGTTAGCATCTATATTACCAATGTAAGCATGTGGTTGGATGTGTTAAATGTGTGGAGTTCATTTACAGAGCGTGTTTCGACTATTTATTTACCTGATAGAAGAAGGCCGATGTTGCCAACTATTTTATCAGATATATTATGCAGTTTAAAACAAGACGACTGTAAATTCGCATTTACTTTGGATTTGATTATTGATAAAGAAACAGAGCAACTCGTCGATTACAAATTTTCAAATACGATCATTCAAATACGGAAAAATTATGTTTATGATACGGAAACGCAAGAAACTGATACGATGTATGTAAAAACAAGGGATTTGTTATGTCGTTTAAATAAGAAAAAAGAATACAAGTATATCGATTCTATTGAAACTAGTCATGATGTGATCGCGTATTTAATGATATGGATGAATTATACTTCCGCACAAGAGTTTGTGAAAAATAAGTGTGGTTTGTTTCGTTCTTCTAAAATGAATGAAAGTTTTACGCCACCAGAAGGTATTGATATAAACATACAACGCTTCCTTAAAACATGGAATAGTTATGGTGGTAAATATTGTAAATATGGCGAATTAGAGCGTCATGATATGTTGGAATTTGATGCGTACGTTCATATAACCAGTCCAATTAGGCGGTTGGTTGATTTGTTAACTATGATGAATTTGCAGGAAAAGTTGGGACTAGTAGAATGGAGTGGGGAAGCAAAACAATTTTATGATAAGTGGACTTGCGATGAATCGATCGAATATATTAATACAACAATGCGTTCTATACGAAGAGTGCAAAATGACTGTGAATTATTAAATATATGTTCTACCAATCATGAATTATTAAATACTATATACGATGGGTTTGTATTTGATAAATTAAAGCGAAATGATGGGCTATTTCAGTATATGGTGTATTTAAAAGAAATAAAAATGACGAATCGTATAACAAGTCGACATGATTTAATCAATTACAGTTTTCATAAATTTAAAATATACATATTTCACGACCAAGAAAGGTTAAAACATAAAGTAAGGTTGGAATTTCAACATAGTGAAGATAAATAAAACAAACTTAATTTAAATAATGTAAAAATAAAAAATTATATTTTTTGTTTTTACATAAGATTGATATTGATCCGCCATATCGTTTCCCTTATTTTTATTTGCTGTGTTGAATCCGTAAATTCTAACAAAGAGTTTGTGCCATATATACTTTTAATTAATGTATATTCACTACTAGTTGCAGTGTTTATTTTGGAACTCATCCTAACAAATACAGACAAATCATCGCCACCATATATTGGGAAATTATATACTTCGCCTTTTTTTCTTTTATGTATTCTTGCTGGTCTCTCATTTTGTATTTGACTAAACAAACTTTTAAGGTATGTATTGTTATCTAAAAAATCCATTGTAGTTATTCCTTGTTTTAAAATAGTAACTATTTGCTGTTCTAAATTTGAATTATTGATTTGGTTGCGTATAGATGTAATATTTGTTAATACACTTTGCGAAGTAGGATTATTTACCAACACATCACATACATATTGAATAAACATATTTGATAAATTGTTTGATACAGTAGAATTACTTGATACAAATCTACCTTCATTATGTATTAAATTGGTGCCTAGTATATCTTGTCTTAGACTACTAGTAAGTATAGAAATACGACCGGGTTCGTAAATAAAATATGCGGTGTTATTTATTAATTTGTATTTTATGTATTTTGCGAAGTCACGAGCCGATGTATGATTTGCTATCATAACAAAATTATATGTGGATTGAATATTACTTGATGCTAATTCTTGTGTAGTTTTAATTCCTTCTACATCTAAATACATAGGAGCATATGTTCTTACAGTGGGAGAATATGGATTAAATATCAACCTATTTTCAGGACCAAGTTGAAGAGAACCAGTAATACTAACACTTTCTACCATTAATTTAAAGTATTCTATATCTAAAGTTAAACTACTACTAGCAGGAATAGTTAATTTTCCATATCCATTTACTGATATACTGGAATTCATAGTTACCACTACATGTGTATTTGCAGGTATCGTGATATGTTCGCCTGCTTTTGGAGGAACACCCGACAACCAACTAGCAGCATCATCCCAAAATGTAAAAATGTTTGTAGTTGCATTGGTAAAGTTTGTAAATATTCTACTTCCAGCAGTTGTTTTCACCTCACCTAATATATTTAAACGATTCGCCATTAACATAATCGCATTTCCTACAAAAATTAATTTACTGGTTCGTGGAACAATAATTTTATCATACCCTTCGCTTGCTATACTTCTTTTTGTGATTTTAATAATAGTATGTTCGGGAACGATAAAATCGTCATTTGCCTGTGGAATACCAGACACATCCCAAGCATCTATATCATCAATATAATAGGTTTTATAACCTGGATACAATAAATAAGTATCCCGCTCTAATTCCGAATATAATTTTCTAAAACTAGCATTTCTACCTAGTTTTAATACCCCTTCTATTGTTATACCATATGTTTTAAATGTGTAATTAAATACATTTATATACAATATACTAGTAGACGGTATCGTTAATGTTTCAAAGACAACACCATCGATATCATCTTTATTATCTATAATCACCATCATGTTCTCGGGAATAACAATATTTCTGCCACCAGTTGGAACTAGATTGTCTTCCCATATAGTGGGTTCATTCCAATATTTTGTTGTTACGGTTGATTCAGATACATCATTTACTATTATTTTGGAGTTGTTTTTGAATATCATCTCTCCAATTACATTTGGGTCGGTGTTTAAATGTAATATAACGCCTTCGTCCTCCGTTATTAATTTACCAGTTTCCGGTATGTTTAATTGATTATAATATCCCGATGAAATATTGCTAGATGTCATTATTATAGTTGTATCTTGAGGAACAGTAATGTTAAAACCAGGAGTAGGAACCAAGTTATTAGTCCATGCAGAAGAAACATCAAAATAATATTGAAACTGTGAGCCATCTGTTAATATATCATTGTAAATATCCGCATCACTTATAATTTCTACTGAGGAACCTTCTCCTAACTTTAATGTGCCATTTAAATTAAACACTTTAACATATAAAGTATAATAATTTATATTTATGTAGAATACACTAGAAGAAGGTATTGTTAATACATTATATGCCTTAATAGATATGTTAGAAGTGTTGTCGACGATCATGATTGTATTTTCTGGAATGTTAATGTTGTCTCCTTGTTGTGGAATACCTGAATTGGACCAACTAGTTGGTTCGTGCCAAAAAGAATATTCTAACCGTCCTGATATATCGGATACTATGATTTCACTATTTTCTGCTGATATAAGTTCACCGCTAATAGTAGGTGACTGACTTAAATATAATTTTGTATTTTCTTCCACAAAAATTAGTCTGGAAGAAGATGGAACCGTTAATCCAGAATAACTGTTTCTAGATATGTTATATCGGGTTACTTTTATAGATGTATTATTTGGTATAGAAATAAGATCACCTGCTTCTGGAGTAGAAACACCGGTTCCAAAAGCATCTACATCATCAAAATAAAAAGTATTCATAATTATATTATATTATATTTATATTATTGTTTTGTATATGCGATTTGTATAAATTTGTATAAATTTGTATTGTATTTTATTATAAGTATAATGAGTTATTTGTTACTACTGATTTAAGGGTGATTTTGGGTATTTTTGTTAAAACAGATAATAGTTGCATGTTTTCAGTTAGTTCTGCGACTTTTTCCAACTCGTTTACAATATTGTTAATTTTTAATATTGCTTTTACAAAATCTCCCAAGAAAATTCCCCAATGAGCTAATTCATTAAATACATTTATGCACTCTTCTTCACTGGAAGCATTGCACCATTTATATACAGTTTCGCATATGTTATATTGTATTTCGTATTTTTTGGCCAATGAATTACAGTAGAATATTTCAATATCTAAATACTTGTTGAGATAATTCTTTATCATATCCACATTTTTTTTACAGACATAAGGTATTTCTAATATGGTAGGGTCATATACACAATCATCGTCGCTTACTCGTATATTTGTAAATATACTTAATATCACAACTAGTTCAATCGGCGATAGGTTGGATATATAATCTAAGTGCTGTGTGAAATATTCTGCAATAGCAAGCCCAGGCATTTCTTGGACGATAGAAGCAATCATTCCTTTTGTAGTTAATTTAAAATCAACGCGATTCCCTTCTAAAAACTGGTTTTTTAATAATATATCTACTTGCGTTTCCAAGTCTTTTCTAAAGTAATATTCATGCGGTATAATACATTCATCTAGTTTTATCAATTGAGATTCTGCTTTTTTAAACTTAATAATAACATTGGCGTCCTGTTCTAGATTTTTCTCTCCCCATTTTTTTACTGTTTTCCTATACCGTTTGATGACCGATTGAGATACAGTGGCATTTAAACAATTTGTGGATTCATTCATATAATTGTAAAAATCCAACGCTGATTCATAAGATGTTTTAAATGTGTAATTTTCAAGTTCTGCTTCACATGCGTCGTAATGTTTCATCAATTGTTGTTGTTTTAGTTTTAAATAGTTTTGTTGTTTTAAGGTTTCATCATATATCATGCTGTTTTTTAAATATTCGTCAATATTGCAGCGGTTTGTGGTATAAAGGTATCGCAAAATCATGCTTGGGGTAATGCTTATTCTAGATTGTATTTCTTGTGAATTACCATTTACTATATGCCTATATTCATCTACGTTAACTGTATTTTTATTGATGTAAAAGTTGTTTAAATGAAATATATAGCCAACTGTGTCTATACCCCTTCTCCCGGCTCTACCTGCCATTTGCGTATATTCGTGTGGAAATAAGCATCGATACCCACCTTGTGTATATTTTTTTAAAGCAGTAAATACAACACTTCTGGTAGGCATATTAATACCAACTGCAAATGTTTCGGTGGCAAATAGTAATCTTACATATCCTTTTTTAAACAATAATTCAATCATTTCCCTGAAGATGGGAGTAACGCCTGAATGATGGACCGCTATTCCTTTTTCCAACATACTTACCAATTCAACATATTCTTTTAAGTTAATATATTCATTCCAGTTGGATAACTTTTTTATTAAAATTTCTTTACACTCTTTTTTAATAATAGATGCCATGTTTTCATCGTTTTCAAACAAAGGAATGGTTATTTTCTTAGCATAATCATAACATTGCTTTCTTGAAAATACAAACACAATGCCGGGTAGTAAATCATGCGTTTTTAAATATTCAACCATATTATTCATTATGAAATGCTTATTTACCTTAACATTTTTATATTGAAATAGCGCCTCATCTACCTTTTTAATAGTATGAACTGCTTCGTCGTTAAATGTGTTGTCTTGCTTTAAAACAATAGGCTTGTTTACGGTGCCTTCTATTAATTTTAAGGTTTTGTCTTTTAGTTTCTTTTTAGCGTTTTCTGGTATAGCATAGTATACATGATGGATTAAAGGAACTACCCGTTTTTTATTACTACATAAATACACCGGTTTTTTGTTTGATTGATGTAGCAGATTGCACAATTTTTCTGGATTTTGAATAGTAGCCGATAAACCCATGATTTGTGTTGTTTCTGGCAATAACATAATTGATTCTTCCCATACATGACCCCTGTCTACATCATTTATATAATGGATTTCATCATATATTACGCATGCTAGTTCGTTTTTTATATCCATTTCAAAATCCAGCGTCATGTTTGTATTTTCAACAACCCCTTCTTTCATTTGAAACAAGTTATTTCTTAATATTTCAGTAGTCATTATTAACACATCCGCGTCTGGGTTAAATTTAATGTCACCGGTTAAAATACCAAATGTGATATGTGGAAATTTATGGGTGAAATCGTTGAACTTTTCGTTGCTTAATGCTTTTAAGGGAGAACAATATATAATTTTTTTATTTAAACTAACAAAATGGTTAATCGCGTTTTCTGCTGGTAATGTTTTGCCACTACCAGTATGTGCTGTAATTAAAACATTTTTATCGGTTTTTATTCCTTTTATAGCCCATTTTTGAAAATCAGATAGTGGAAATGGATACTTATCAAAGTCGGATTGATATGCTTCATCTTTAAATGTTGAATTGCAGATTTCGATCATTTTAAAATAATGTATATGTGTTATAACTTAGTTACATTTATATTTTTTAAATTCAATTTATCATTTTAACAATACAACAATATTTATAATACTTTTGAAAATAATATAAAGATAATTAAAAGAATAATTTATAAATGTCTGTTGATAAAAGTAGGTTTGATACGGAACACCAATATGTAGGAAGGGTAAAGTGGTTTAATAATAAAAGTGGTTATGGATTTATCACATCTTGTGATGATAAAAATAAAGATGAAGATGTTTTTGTCCATCATAGTGGTGTAAATGTAAATGAAGAACAATATCGTTATTTGGTTCAAGGGGAGTATGTGGAGTTTAAATTAGTAAGCACACCTGAAGAAAGCAAGTATCCTTATCAAGCATCTCATGTCACCGGTATGTGGGGTGGAAAGTTGATGTGTGAAACGATGAACGAACACCCTAAAAAGCAAAATAAAAATAAAACACCTCGTCAGCAAAAGTACACTGCTTCGCAACCTTCTCAATAGATTACGCGGTATATTTAATTTAAATATATAATAAATTGATTTAAATAATTCTATTTATTATACAAATAAGCAAATTGTAATGAGTAAGGAAGTTGAAAAACCACCAGATAATATTGAAACCGAGTTTACGGATATTTTGGCGTCATTAAATGGATTAAAACTACATTTTTCGTCGGTTATTAATCAAATTAAGGGGCTTGAAAAATCCATAAAAAAACAAATGAAGCAACAGAGGCGCGAGATGGAAAAAAATGAAAACAAGATGAAAAAGAAAAGGACGAAGACAAAATTACAGTCTAATTTTGCTATTCCAATTGATGTATCTGGAAGACTTAGTTGTTTTATGGGTTTAAAAGAAGGACAAAAAGTGGCTAGAATAGAGGTGACTAAATATATTATGGATTATATCAAAACAAATAATTTGCAAAATCCGAATAATAATCAGTGTATAGTTCCGGATGTAAAATTAAATACGTTGTTTCAACACGACGCCGAAAATTTGACTTATTTCAACATGCAAAAACATATACACAAACATTTTATAACCAACCAATAAATAACACGCCGATTATTCTATCTATAATAATTAACAAATATAATTACTTTGATTTTTCATTAGGAATAATTTCCTTTATTTTTTGTTGTATTTGATTGATGATTGGTTTACAGTCATAATATGTTCCAACATATATGCCAGATGTAAATCCCATGATAAATTTCCACATTATAATATATAATATATAATATATTTATATATTATGTTGTTGGACAACGAAAATTTAAAATATAAATACAACGAAAAGGTATTTGGATTAGTGGTTGCTTATATCGTTGCTTTGTCAATTGTGACCGGGTTGTATTTATCTGGTGCAAATAAAGCGATTATTATTAGTGCAGTAGTTGCATTTATGTTTAGTGATCCTTTATCTCATTTATATGCGTTTTACATATCTAAAAAAATGGAAAATTTAGATTGGAATGCGTTTATATTACAAATTATAATCCACTGTTCTATTGTTTTATTTTTAATAATATCTAAGACAGTTAAAATGGCGTTGGTTTTAAGTTACCTATCATTTTTTTTATGTTCTGGATTTATATTAAGTTATTATAACTTTTCACTGCATGAAAATATGTTTGTAGTATTTGGATTGTTGTTAGTAGTAGGGTTTTCTTTGTTTATGGAAAGGGGGTCTAATAAGGTTCTTAAGATGTTAAAATATATATAAAATGGCTTTGACCTATGAATAATAATTAAAAATATAATAAAATATAATAAAATATAATAAAATATAATAAAATATAATAAAAATATTATGTTTTTTTATATATGGCGTCCGTTGATTCATATTTAAAATTGCTACGTGAAGAAAGTGTTTTAAAAAAAAGATTAAGTGATAATAAAGAACAGCAATATAAAATATCTAAAGAAGTTTGGAAAATTTGTAAACACGAATGGGAGAGATGTTCGGATTATGATGATTTATGTAGTTTTGTATGTAAAAAATGCACTTTATATAACAATCCTTATTTTTATACTTAATACCAACTTAATACTACTAACTTATATTACCTGTAGCTTTTTAAAATCACCACCACCTAGTCCAAATTTTTGCATTAATTTATCTTTGTCTATAGTATTTATAATTTCACAATCATGTTGTGCCTGAAGGCGGTGCAACGCACAAAACCGTTTATTACATTTACATGTAACTGTAGCGAGATTTAATGCCTTTTTACACTCTTTAAAACAACAGCGATCTTTCTTTTTTTTCGTTTTTTTGTTTTTATTTTTGTCGTTACAATTCATAATCGTCGATATTGGAAAGTCTGTGTTTTGCATTGTGTTTGTTTTAATATTTTCGTTATTAACACCGCTCATTTAAGTTATTATATTAATAACAGAAATGATTTTTATATATCAATTTATGTACGATAAATTGATATATGTTTATGTTTATGATTAAATAGTCAGCATATAAACAACATATTCGTAATAATGATTCCTACAATAAATACAAAAATGAGATGGTTATATATGATGAATGTCAAAAGTTGCACTAAGGCAATAAAAGGCGTAGATTGTAAATGTGCCGATAAATTGCGCAGAAATATTATACGGCTTCCAACAAATATGTATGAAGAAAAACGATTTAATAAGGAAATAGAGCGTAGTTATTTAAATTATTTAAATTGCCGTAATAAGGAGCATAAATAAATCACATGTTGTAAATATAGTAATAAGTAAGTTGTTATACGACAACTGAATTATAGTCTATATAAAAATTGAATTAAACTTAATGTTTATATAGTATCTAAATACAATGACAACTCTATTTGATGTTAAAAACTATACGCTGTGTTCGGCAGAAAAGTTACTTTCCGATCACAATTTACGACAAAGTTATAAAAGACGGTTGTATAATGAAATAAAGATTTTAAACGAAACGGATGACGATGAAATAGGTATAATATCAAGTGAAATTAAGATGTATAATTTAAATAGGGATGTTCGTAGCACATATACATCTGTATTAGTAATGCCGATGTTAAACTACACCATAAATGTATTATTTCAATTTGGTAATGGTTATCCGTTTGTCCAACCAACCGTTGTATTGCAACGAAAAGATACTGGTGAAACCATATATTACAACAAAACGCTTCACTTTGAAAGTAAAACGATGTCTGATATACTGTTTAACCAATTTAATATTCGTTGTTTATGCTGTAAGTCTGTTACATGTGGGGAACTTTGGTCTCCAATTCGTCATTTCGATTATATTTTAAATGAAATTCAAAGATACTTTAAAATAAAAAATAGAATTATTGAGAAATTACACGCGTTGAAAGTCAAACAAAGATACTTAATAGATGATATTAATATACAAGAATGGCTGTAAAAGGGAGAGATATAAAAATATAAAATTGATTTGATTTTTATATTTAAAATTTATTGTATATTATTACTTGTATTATTGTAAATTATTCAAAATGTTAATTATTTCAATCGAAGGCAATATTGGTTCGGGTAAATCCACCTTGGTTAATGCCCTTAAAAATAAACTAAAAACAATAACCCACAACGGAGAAGTGTATCCGATAACTTATATTGATGAGCCAGTTAAGGTATGGAACGGCATTCGCGATAGATATGGAAAAGACATTATCACGCGGTATTATGAAGACCAGCCAAAATACGCCTTTCAATTTCAAATGATGGCGTATATAACTAGATTAACCGAATTGCGAAAAGCTTCAAAAATGTATGATGGAAAATGTATTATTATTACGGAAAGAAGCGTTGAAACAGATAGGCAAGTCTTCGCAAAGATGTTATATGAAAAAGGTATTATGGACGATATATCTTATCATATTTATTTAAATTGGTTCGACGAATTATCTATGAATTTAAAAGCAGACAGGATTGTTTATGTCAAAACAAGACCAGAAACAGCAATGGAACGGGTATTAAAACGAGCGCGGGTCGGTGAAGTAATGTCGTTGGATTATTTGTATAAATGCAATGAAATGCATGAAAGATGGCTGAACGGTCAAAAAAATATATTAACTTTAAATGGCGAAAGAGAATTTAAAGAATCGTTTCAAGAACATTTGTCTGAAATTGAAAAAATGCTTATAACTGAAACTGCGCGTATCTAAGCACACGACTAATTACAATATAATTACAACACTACCTTTATAAATTGATTTAAAAGTACAACCAAATAATATAATTAGTTTTTAATCAAAGATTTACACAAATATGAACAATCACTTTCTAAAATACCCATATGTGAATCAACCCGGCAACGGGTGCTGTGCTATCGTAAAAAAAGTTGGACTCTATGTTCAGTGTAATAAAAATTGTGTGAATGGAACACAGTATTGTACGATATGTTCGTTCAACTTCAACAAGATCACTATTCACGATAGAATAGTAGGCGGGTTTAAAAACAAGAAGCCTTCGTGTTTTAGTAAAATACAATGTTACAAGAAGACCTTAAAAAAACATGGCTTAACAATTACAAAAATAAAAAAACAGGCGAACAATCGTAAATTAACTCTTAACATGGACTTTATAAATGAAGTGTCGCAGGAAATATGTAATAATCGCACGATCGATGTGTCCGTCGTGACTGATACAAGTGATGAAGAAGAACAACTACCGAACAAAAGACCTCGTGGGAGACCTAAGAAAATTAATGAAAACACAAATGATGATTTGATTCGTAATATGACAGCAAACCATGAAACGCATATATGTGAAGAAAGTGAATCCGACACCGATTACGAGAGCGAGGATGAAATAACTGTAGAACCATTTAAATATACCGGTCATCAGCAAAAATATCGGTGTATTGAACTCTTTATAGACGGTCAAGATTTACTATATGACAACAGCGGAAATTGGATTGGTAGATATTATCAAGAAACAGATCTGATATGCGACGCATACGAATAATTATTAGACAGTATAAATATATTTTTATGTAATAAAAATTGATGAGTTTTTTGTACTAAATAAAAGACAATACGCTTCTCCAACAACTGTATCTATAATTAAACACACAGCAAACAGCAACCC